TAAATTTGAACAACTTATACATTTCTGTAATCTCATTTAAATTAAAGTCACATAAATCTTTTTGATACATATGTTCAAACGGCGCAACTCTCTTAAATCTAGGCACAAGAGGAGTAACGCTTGCAACAGTTTTTAACTTAAATTCGTAAAACCTTTGTTTTCTATCTTCGTTATACATTTACATTCTCTCCTCTAAAAAAGGAATTAATCTTTTCCTTATCCTATTAAAGTTTCTCGAAAAATCATATATTATTTTTTTCTCACGTTCCGCATCATCAATAAGAAAACGCTTATAGTTCTCTATCATTGATATTTTATTTTTTCCATCATAATAATGAAACAAGATCGTAAGAATTATAATTTCTTTCTTTGAATATTCTTTTTCAAGATACTTGTCATCTTCTTCTGTAAGCATATTAAGATCTTCGATAAATTCCTTTGATACTCTAATGATTTCTTTTCGTTGCTCAGGAGAATCACTTTGCCTTTTACTGAAATATAATCTCTTAATACATTCTGCCAGAGTTGTTGAATCAATAAGCCCGCCTATTTTTATTTCCCCTTGCAAATTACACATACTGCTTTCATTAATACGCTGGACCACTTTATTCTGAGCTGCATATGAGTTATATGTGTCGCTTAACTGTTTGCTCATTTTAGTTTTCTGGTCATACTGATATATCATACGGCGAGATTTATCAATGTCAAAGTTTGTAATTCTCAGCTCCATTGGATAGTTAAAATTTGGATTTTTACTTCTGGCCTGGAACATTGATACATATCTATGATATCCATCGTTTATATCAAACGCCTCTAAAGAATGAATAATAAGCTGACGTGATTGCTCATCATAATGAAAATCTGCGTATACATCATCTTTCGGGATATTCAAAGTGATTGTATCCGGAACATAAATATGTTCCAACATATCTGCCGTAATTTCTTTTACTGCACTCTTATTCAATGTAATACGATATAGCTCATTATTATCTCGTGTTACTTTAGTCATAGCACGTTGTGTGACAGGATTATAGTTAATTAATCCTGATTCTTGCAGAGCGCAAAATGCATCTACATTTAAAGATCCTATCCATTGATCATCGCTTACCTGAATCATATTGAATACCAACGGGAATTCAATTTTATTTGGTTCTTCGTATCGCATCCCACTATATTTACTTATTTCTCTGTCTGTAAAAAAGTCAGATAACTTTTTGCGATAATCTTTTTTAGTGGCATTTAATATACTATCTGCAATTACAAAAAGTGTATAATCATTTGCTTCTTCAATACTCTTTCTACTAGATAGAAAATCTGAAAAAATGCCTTTTGAATAATTATACTTCTCATATGCATAATTGTAAATTTCTAGTTCGTCACTCTTATTAATTAAGATATTAAAAAACTTTTTGGATAAATAATCTTCTAAAATACTTCTATCGACATTCATTTTTCTCACCTCTTTCCTCAGATTATATCATGCAAAGTTAATTTTGTCTATATTTTTGATGATAAATTTTTCGACATAAACTCCGTTGCTTCCTTTCTTGAGTTATTTTCTTCAACTGTATAAATACTGGTTGTCTGTATATCCGCATGTCCTACGGCATTTTTCGTAGCAACGATATCTTTTGTTTCCTTATAATATAATGAAGCAAAAGCAGCTCTTAACTTATGCGGAGACACATGTTTACCAATTCCTTTCTCGGCATATTTGACTACCATACAATAGATCGTTTGTGGATCCATACGTTTTCCATTTTTTGATATAAAAAGAGCGTCCTCTTTAATCCCCATATTATATAGTATTTTATCTCGATCAAGGATCCAATCTCTTAATACACGTATGGAATCATCATTTAATTGATATACCTGTTCTTTATCTCGCTTGTCGATAATAGTCAAATTGTGAGTCTCAAAATTTAAATCACTTAAGTTAATTTCGCTTAATGCAGTTTTTCTCATGCCGGTAACCATAAATAAATATAATATAGCATAATCTCTTGAATGCCATTCTTTTGGCATGTAAGAATATTTTACGGCACCCAATATTCCATTTAAATCATCCATTGATAAAAACACTCTTTTAATCGAGTCTTTTCTAATAGGCCGGTTTACATTGTCCATCGGATTCCTTTCAATATCTCCTCTCCGATACAAAAAATCAAAAAACCTATTTAATGTGCAACATACCAATTTAGTATATGCCACAGACGACTTTTTAATTTCACCATTACCATCTTTTACGTATTTAATATGCTCCAGATACCTTGCGATATCATCTGCATCAATTTCGCTTATATCTTCTACATCTATATAATCTAAGAAATGATGAAGTTTTCTAACGTAATTTAAACAAGTATTCGGGCTGCGAACAGCCTGAATACTCATATAAAAATCACTCACGCATTGTGGCATATCATTAAGAATTTTCTTAACATTCTTATTTAATTTTAATTCATGCTCCAACCTTCCATTCATAACTTCATTCTCCTCTCTAACATAATTCCAGCTTGTTGATACCATGGCAATATCACACTACAATATTCCTTGACTTTCCATGAATACCACTCTCCAATTCCCATAAACAAAAGTAATCCAATTGCTGAAATAAGTCCTTTGTTCACCACAATACATAATAATAAACATGGCGCTACCCATAACCAATTCGTAGAAAAGTTGCACCATCTTACTAGCCATTTTTCGCTCATACGATCAAAACTCGCAATTTCATCTGGAGTCAAAGAAGTCTGTGGTGGGTTTGCTTTCGCTCTCCTTTTAACAAGTTCTGCTCCTCCGACATTTTTTTCTCCTGGTTTTATATACTTAGTATATTCTTCTGTTATTTTTGATGCTGCTCTTTCTTGTGGTGTCTTTCTTACTTCCGGTATACTCCAAAAAATCATTTCTATTACTTCGATTGGATATTCAGGATATAATATTGCTAAAGAAAATCCATTGTCCATTAAATAATATAGAAAACTTACCATTTTTTCTGATTCTGTAAAATCATCCATTTTATATCTTGGATCATATGGTGCTACAGCTGAAGAATTGTAAATACGTTCCCTATTTTTAAATTCTTCATATCTTTTTTCAATGTCATTAACACAACGCATATAAAATTCTCCAGTAGTAAGCCTTTCTACCTCCACTTTTTCAAATTTTATATTATTTCCATAGACAATGTATTCCTCATCTCTTTCTTCGGGTGTTAAATCATCATAAAATTTCTTTGCTTTCTCAATGAGTTGCTTAGGAGTTAGAGCATATCCCTTATATGCTCTGGCTTCTTCTTTTGTTAACCTCATTTTAAAATCACCTTACCCCTTTCTAAACAAGTATATCTAATATAATAAGTTTTACCATTTTTAGTAACTATTCCCCAATTACGAATTGGAACCCCTGTATCTATCATCTTCTTCAATTTCTCAATTCGCCTTCTGTCAAAACACCATTCAATCATGTAAGAATTAAAGTTCTCAATAAATTCTTCTTTATCAAAAACAAGAACTCCATTTTTTAAATATGATATGGTCTCTTCTTTTGAGTGACCATCCTCCATAATTATTTTAAAGTCAGTTAATGGTTTTTCCTCTATTATTTCACCTTCTAATGTTTTATAAGACTGCTTATATGTATATTCTGTAAATTTTTGTATTTTATTACAAATCGGACAATACAAATCTTTAATATGCCCCTTTTCTCTCTGTTGTCCAATTTTTCTTGGGATAGGGAACTCAAGTCCACATTCTGGGCATATAAAATTTGATATAGTGCTTCGTTTCTTTTTAGACATTTTAATACTTCCTCCTTATGCTGCAAATCCAAATTCTGATAAATTAATTGTTTCTTTTCGAGGTAAATAATCTGATCCACATGAATCACAAATTTCTTTGACTTCCTGATCGCTTAATATCTTGATTACTTTCATTTCTCCGGCAATGATCCATTCTCCAGTCATTACAGGAGACGTTTTATACCGGTAAAATCCATGTTTTGGAATATAATCTAAGTCAGCTTTTATATAATTAAATTTTCCAGATTCAGAAATCCCATTTGCTTCTGCTTCTTCACAGTAATCATGATCAATACAATATTCAACCATAGCCCATACAGTATCCGGCCGCATATAAGTAATCTTGCCATTTACCTTTTGCCCTATATGTGAGACATACGGAGCTACATCATTAATATGGAAGCCAGGACGATATCTCAATGGCCCAAGTTTACTTTTTACTTTTCCATTTTCTAATCTTTCTCCTGGTTCTGCACTAATCCATTCTGCAATTGGAATATTCGTATTTGCATTTACATACAGAGGAAATAATTTCCCCGGATATTTTTTAGACACCCTAAAAAGCTTATAACCAATTGCTGTTTTCATTATACCACTCCTCTTTTACGTTTTCAATATTTTATTAATCATGTATAATTAAATTTTATTTCAGTTTTTCATTGATATATTTTATTTTACTTTTTACATAACATTTATGGCATGTAAGGCAACTCTTTGCTCCACAATTAATATTTACATCGCGCGCGTTGATATAATCTTTATCATATACTGTAAAGATCTTATCAATAAAATCATATCCAGGATCTGCTTGATCATTAATACAAGGGCTACTATATATAATCTGTAAGTTACTTGGCTTTTTTTCGCTGGTCTCTAACGCTTCTTCGATAATCCAAGGATTTTTTGTCCATAAAGCAAAGTGTACATGCTTGTTTCTCTTACAAATATTAAAGTAATTAATAACTTGTGTAACATTAATTAAATCACCAAAACTCTCGAATCTAAAAAAGGAAGCATTGATCATTGGAATCTCTGCTTCCTTTAATATTCTGCTAGTTAAAATCTCTGTATTTCGCTCCAGGCATGCATTCAAATTTTTATACCTTTTCATTTGTCTTTGTGCATAACAATGTGAACACACCAGTTCAGAATTGCTTGATCGATTCTTGCAATATTCATTACACAAGCAGCTAGTTGATAAACTCTGCATTCCTTCCATTTTCCCTGAATGATTTACAGTATAATGGACTCCAGTTACCTTTTCAGTCTCTACTACTGTTAAAAATTTTTCTCTTACTGCTTTCATTTCATCAGCTCCTATGTTATTATATTGTTATCGTATTATATTTTTGCAATAAAAAGAGGCAGCTCTTAGCTACCTCTTTTTAGTCCCTCTATAACCCCAAAATCTTATCTCCGTGTAATTTCTCTGCTACATTTCATCAAATACTGATCAAATTCCATACCGGTAAATTCAAAGAACATTTCTTTTACCGCTTGTTTGTCGCTACTTTTATGATAAATATTGAATATTTCTTGAGCCATACCAGATATTTCAAAATCCTGCTCGTCCATTATATCTTTTAAAATAGTGTCAGCATCAACAATTTGACCATCCGGAGTGTTTGTATTCAATTCTTCTACATATTTAAGC